ATAGCTTTTTTGGTATATCTCTATCTTATAGAGCTTATTGGTTGAGCTGTGGAATTCGCTTTGTAATCTTACCCCCATCTACTAAAAGCCTCTATATCTAGTTCTTACTCTTCCTGCTTTCTCGGAGCTTAAGAGTATGTCCTGGCCGCTTATGCGTCCGTACACCTCTACAGCTCCTCCGGTAGCTCCCGCTATTTGTGGTAGCTTGCTTAGTGGTATTACTGCCTCGCTTTCTCTACCTTCTCCAATTAAAGCTAGAGTAGGACCGGTAACTACACCGCCCTCGGCTAGGAAAGGTATTTTAATACCTGCACCTTTACTAACTGCTTTCATTCCTACTAGTAAACTCTCTAAGCTCAAGCCCGCCAAACCTGCGCCCGAAGTAATAACTAATAAAGTAGCCAATATAGCTACTAAAGCTATCGTAGCTATTAGCTGCGCTGCCATAGCCTTTAAAGCTGTTATAAAACTTTCTGCGAAGCTATCGCCGTTTACTATTGCGCCTGCTATAGCATTACCTAGATTTTGGCTAAATTCAAAAGCTAGTCCTCCGGTTAAGTCTATAGATTGCTTTAAACCTTCGCTAGTTGTTGCTGTAAAGTTTAGCGCCTTTTGTTGATTTTCTGCAAATTTTTGTCCTAATCTATGTAAGCTGTCCGTAGCTTTTAGTTGTACCCCTTCTAGCCTATCTATAGTACTAGTTAAAATAGTAAACGACTCGTTATATTTTTGCGTTTCTTCTCTAGCTTTACGCTGCTCTTCGGCGTAATCCGCCATAGCCTTACGGTAGTTCTCTAAGCTTTCGGTGTTCTCATCTTGTACACCTTTTAAAGCTTCTAGTAATTTTAACCGCTGCTTTTCTAGTTTATCTACTGCCGCTTGTTGCGCGTCTTTAACTTCTATACGAGTAGCACGTTCTAAAGCTTCTCTACGAAGTTTTAACTGGTCGTTTACTTCTGCTAAACGCTCTTTTAGTTTCTCTTGAGCTTTTATAAAATTATCGCTTTCTAAAGCTTCTTTTATAACCTCGTCGCTTTCGGTTACTTCCTTCTTTAAAGCTTGGTAAGCTAATACTACCCCAGCTATAGCTATACCTACTGGCCCCATAGCAGCCGTCAAAGATCCGAAGGCTATAGTAAGAGCTCCTACCGCAGTAATTACTAAAGGTACTAAAGCAAGTAAGCCGGCTAGAATAACTTTGTTATACTGCTCGGCTGCGCTCATTCCGCTAATAGCTTTAGTAATCTTTCCTACTGTAGCTGTAAGCTTTTCTAATACTCCTTTAAATACTTCGTTTTCGGTTATAGCTTCGCCAATCTCAATTAACGCCCCCTCCGTAGCACTTTGTAAAGTCTTAAACGCTCCGGCGGTGTTGTCCATCATTTCCTCGGCCATAGCTTGCGCTGCGCCTTCGGCATTTTGATAGCTTAATGTAAGCTCGTCTACTAGCCCCATTTGCTCGGTAAGCACTAGTAAAGCACCTTTAGCCCTATCTCCTACTAAGTCGTTAGCTTCTGCTAAACTTATATTTTGATTAGATAGCTCTCTAAAGGTTTGCGTCATTGGCTTACCTTCCTTATGTAAGTCGCTAAGTATCTTCTTTAGAGCTGTACCTGCTATAGAGCCTTTAATACCGTTATTGGCTAAAACCCCTAGCATACCGCTAGCCTCCTCCATACTTACGCCCGTAGCTTTAGCAATAGGCGCTACGGTCTTCATAGCTTCCGCGAAGCTCTCCATATCTAGGGAGCTCGTGCTAAAGCTCTTAGCCATTACGTCCGTAACTCTGCCGGTTTCTTCTGCTGCTAGTCCGAAAGCTCGTAAAGTAGATCCTGCTACCTCTGCCGCTCGTCCTAATTCAGCGCCTCCGGCCTGGGCTAAGTATAGCGTAGATTCCGTAACCTTATCTATCTCGCTAGCCGTAAAACCAAGCTTCGCAAATTCTACCTGCAAGCCCGCTACTTCGGAAGCTGTGAAGGTTGTAGTAGCCCCTAGCTTTTTAGCTTGGGCCTCTAGTATTTTAAATTCTTGAGCAGTAGCACCGGAGACGGCTTTTACTTTACTCATTTCGGCTTCAAAGCCTTGGAAGGTCCTAACTGAAATAGCACCTAACCCAATTAGAGGAGCGCTAATACTAGTACTTAGGCTGGTTCCTATTTGTTTAGCTTGAGTACCAAAACGGCGTAAACTTCTACTAGCTATCTTTAGGCCTCTTTGTAATCCGGTAAGGTTTGCCCCTACGCTAATGTTAGTACTCGCTACGCTTCTTTTTGCCATTTCGCTAGTATTGCTTTAGCTTCCTCTTTAGTTAGTTTTAGCCCTGCTTTGTGTGCGTTGTCCCAAGGGAATTTATAGAGCTCCTTGGGCTTTACTCTTTTATTTTTAGGAAGCTGTAAGTTTACTAGTGTTACCGTTTGGCTTCGCATTACCTCCCAAAGCTCGCGGCTTTCTGCTTCCCTCTTTTCACTAAAACCCGCTACAGCATTATTTAGGCTGCGCGGGGTTAATTGTAAATACTCGCTGTAGTTGTAACCTAATAACCCTAAAGCTATCTCTTCGCAGCGGTCAAAAGTTAGAGGGGCTTCGGGGCTTTTCGAGCCCCTAGCCCCCTCTACTTTTTTGCAGTTGTAAAGCTTTCGGTAAAGATTGCTAGCACTTCCTCTAAAGCTCCGGGGGTATCGTCTAGCCAGTCGGCCACCTCTTCCGGTGTAGCGTTAAACTTTTCGCCTTCTACTCTAGCGCCTTGCTTTAGTCCAGCTCTTATAAGCTCTATAGCTTGGCTTAGTGTTAGGCTGTCTCCTATACTATCTAACTGCGCTAACGTATAACCGGTAGCGTCCGTAAATTGCATTAGTGCGGCAAAGCCAAATTTTACTGGCCTCTCTTCGCCTCCTATGTTAACCTTCTTTACCATTTGCTTTAAGTGTGTTTAGTGTTTACTATTAAATAGTGCTGTAAGTGATAGCGCCGGTTAGCTCAAACGTAGCTGAGTAAGTTACGTTATCCTCCATTCCGGAGTTTACTTCCAAAGAAGTAACGTAAGCCGAAGCACTCCAGTAGTGGTCACCGGTTACCTCCGTAGAAAACTTAACAGTAAGCGCAGTACGTCCGCTCCAAGCTGTCATAAGATCATCTACGCCGTAAGCTGCATCTTCTGCGTATAATGCAGATACCGAAATAGTACCGCTTTTAGTTGCCTCTAGTAAGTCTCTCGTTCCGGAGCTGTCCTTAGTAGTTGCGTCTCTCGTGTCCATCGAGAGAGAAATAGAGCCCTCCGTAGCGTGAGCTATTAGAGTGCCTCCTGCGTAAACCCCTAAAAGGGTTCCGTTCATAATGCCAGTAGTTGCCATTTTAATTTAAATTTATTTGTTCTTCTTCTTTTACTTGCGGAGCTTCTGCCGGGGCTTCCTCTCCAAATTTAACAGCCTTTCCCGCTTCTATAAGCTCCTGGCCGTATTCGTTTACTACTGATAAAGTTAGACCTTTAGCTAGCTTCTTACCACTAGGAGAGGTTACTTTTTTTGTTAGTGTTATTTTCATCGCTTGATTCTTAAAATGTATTCCGAGCTGCTTACGTAAGTCTCCGTAGCTGGATCATTATCTACGTCCAATTCCGTAAACTGTATGCTATCTATTACTACACCTTCTACGGTTCCCGTGTAACGGTCTAAGGCCGTTCTAATTTTCTCCGTAAGGTCCGTTAGTTGGCTGTAGGTTTCTGCTGCTGCTACTATGTCGTAGCGTATTTCGTCTAAAGTACTTACCCCGCTTTTAGTATCGCTTGGCGTGTTATCTTGTAACACATATACCACAAAAGGAAAAGCGGCCCCTTGAGCTGCTACTTGCGGGTAAACTCTAGTACCTATTAAGGCGCTTACGTCGCTGTCATTAGTTAGAATACTATATATAGCTTTGCCTTCGTTCATTATCTACTGAGCTGGTATATGCTCTGCTTTAGTATTTTTTGTACTTCTCTTAGTAGCTGTGCTTGTGTTTGTGCTGCGGCTTTGTTAAAGCCTTTCTCTGCGTAATCTATGTTATTCTTTTTGTCCGGCTCTGCTTTAGCTTTACCTCTTCCTATTCCATAGTTTACGATAGCTGCGTAGTAACCGTCGAAAGTCTTACCCGCTCTTTTACCGGTCCTAGCTCCTACATACCCTAAAAGCGCTCCGCGTTTTCTACTAGGAATAAATCCTATAGACCTTTTTAAGTTACCACTTTTATAAGTTACTTCTTTATACTTACGTTTTGAAGGATCTTTAGAGCGCTTGGTTTGTATACTTTTAGTAACCGCCTTTTTGTTTTTAGAATTAGTTATAGAAGCTTTAACAGCTTTTACCATTGGTCTAGCTGCCTTCTTAATACCGGCCTTAAATTGCCTAGCCTTCTTACGGTCTATTTCTGCTAACCGTTCTAGCTTGTGTATAGCTTTCTCTAGGCCTTCTACTTCAAAGTAAATACCTTGGTTATGGTGTCCCCTTCCTAAAGTATCGAATAGCGCCATCAGTCCCGAAGTGTAGTATCTATAATTAAGTAACGCTCTCTACCTTCTAAGCTTACGCCCTCTATTTCGTAGGTGCCATTATTCCAGCTTATTTTATTGGTAGCGTCTACGTCGCTTCTATAACGAATAGTAAAACGTACCTTATTTACGCTAGTAGTTTTAGCGGTTTCTTCCCCTTCTTTGGGTACACCTCTATACTCTACTTTAGCCCATACGTTAGCCAGGTCGCTATAGGTACGTACGTCCTCGCCGAAGGAGTCCTTAGCTATTGTAGCGCTTCTAAGCGTTATACGTCTATCTAGCTTACCGGGATCAATCAAAGCGGAAAACTCTATAAGGGTTTAGCAAGTGCTCGCTAGCTGTTGGTAAGCGGTGTACGCTGTCTACTCGCTTCTCGTACATTTCGCCAATAATCAAAAGTAAAGCTACTTTAATGTTAGCCGGTACGTCCGAAGCTTGAGTATAACCGCAGGTGTAACGAATAATAACAGCGTTTACCGTGTCTTTTGTAGCTTGCCAGCCTTGATCGGGCATTATACGCGCAGGCTCGCTAACTAAGTCGGTAGCGTAATCGCTAGCGCTTACTGTTTGCTCGTCTCCGTTGCCGTCTACATACTTAACACTAGCTACGCTTTGTACTGGTCCTCTACTTAAATAGATTATATTTTTGTCCCCTTGGAACGGATCTACTCCCGTTTTATACACCGGGAAGAAGTCGTAAAATTCATCTATTACCGTAGTCAATAAGAACCGCCCTAAGTAGTGCTCGCCTATTTGCGTAGCAGCGTCTATAAGTACCCCTAGTAGAGTATCCTCGTCGCTAGAGTCTACGCGTAAATAGTCCTTAACCTCTTGTACGGTTAAAGCCTTTAAAGTTGCTGGGGTTACTATACTATAGCTCATTACTTAGCTTTGCGGGTTGTTCTTTTTGTGGTCTTTTTGCTTACTGCTCTCTCAGCTTTAGCCGCTTTCTTCTCCTCTACTACCGAGCAAAAGCCAGCGTTTAAATATTGATCCGCTACTGCAGCGGGTAGCTCTACTACTTGCCCTTGAGCGTAGTAGAGGTCTACCCCTGCTATAGCTTGGTTAAATATAACCTTCATTAAGCTTGTACTAAGTGCTTAATAGCGCTTGACTGTAATACGTTACCGTCAATTCTACGGTAGCCGATAAAGCCAGTACTTAACTCGTCAGCGTAACGCTCGTTTAAGCGTAAGATTTGTACGCCGCCGGCTTCGTGTACGTAGTACTGCGAAAGGTCCCCAAATAAAATAGTTTTCTTAGCAGTAGCTATTGAGTCCATATCTTCATTGATGTAGACCGGCTTACCAAATAACATATCCGGCTCCCCTACAGCCATAGAAGGTACGTAAGCTGGGAAGTCGTTTGTCTGCCCGAATCCTAAAACTCTAATAGCTTTAGCTGTAGTAGAGTTCATCATAAACCCAGCGCCCGGAGCGTTACGGTAAGAAGCGTCTACGCTATAGAATAGGTCCATAACTTCGCTGATAGTAACAGCAGTAGCGGAAGCAGCAGTCTTACCTGCGCTAGAGCCAGTTACAATACCTTGAGGAGCATTAGCATCTCCTGCACCCGTAGTTAAACCACCGTTAATACCGCGGTTTAAACGCTGTGCTAGCAAGTTACCTACAAAGCTAGAAAGGTCAAAAGCGTTATCGCTCATTAACTGGTTTGATACTTGTACCAATCCCGAAGAGTAAGTAAACGGATCAAACTTCACGTTTGTAAATTCCATATCCTTACGAGTAACCGCTGTAGCTTGTCCTAAGATAGCACCTACTACGCCGGTATCGTCAGTTGCAGGCAAGTTGAAAGGCTGACCGTTAGAAGTACGCAAAACAGTAGCTACCTTCTCAATATCCGATTTAAATAACTCGGTAGCGCTTATAAAGTCGCTCCAATTTTCCGGTACTAAGAAACCGCCGTTAGCGTCTACGTTAGATACGTTAGCAGCATCTGCACCCGCAGCGCGGAGCTCTTGAATAGCTCTAGCCTCTCCAGCAGTTAAGCCTTGTACACCTTTACGCAAGTAAGCGTTAAAAGCGTCGCGAGCTTCTACCTTAGCAGGAGCTGCGCTTTCGCGTACCTCGTCAGCTTTAGAAGCTAGCTCTTTAGTTAAGTTCTCCAAGTTCTCTACGCGCTTTACATTTTCGCGTAGTTCTTCTTGTTCTGCGTAAATCGCATCGAATTTTACAGTTTCCTCTTTGGTTAGCTCGCGTGCCTCTGCTTTAGCAGCCGCTACCATTCCTTTTAATTGCTCGTTAAGAGCGGCGCGCTTTTCGCGCATTTGTTTAGCATTCATCGTTAAAAGCTAGTTTAATTAAATTTTCGTAAATAGTGTAATTTACTTCCTTCTCCGTTTTCTCTCTCGCTTCCTCCGCTTCGCCTTCGCCGTTAGGCTCGGCGCTGCGTAGTCCGCTTGAGGCTGACGCGTAAGCCGGAAAAACTACGGCGCTGACGTCAAATAAAGAACTTACGCTCTCTATATATCTTACGTGCTGGCCGTCCTCTAGGCGCCAGCTATCTTTATCTACAGTAAAGCCAAAACTTGACTGCGTTAAATCTCCTCTTTTGTAAAGCTCTAGTAAGTCATTACCGTAGCTAGTGTTAGGCATCTCAAACCGATAGTAAAGGCCTTTATCGTCCTCCTTAACTTCTAAAGTACCGCTAGCAGTTCTAGCTAGCAGGTAGTTACTATCGTGGTTATAGAGCGCTCGTATATCGTCGTTAAGAGCGTTTTTAAAAGCTCCTGGTAGTATGATCTCCCTAAAGCCTCCTAAGTCCTCGCTCATTGAATTAAAAACACTAGCGTAACCTTCTACCGTTCTGCCCTCTAGAGCTCGCGTTTCGCTGTTGTAGCTTCTTTGCTCTACTAAGTTCTCTTTACTGCGTACCTCTGCGCCGTCTACTTTCGTTAAGGTGCTGAATAGGTGCGCTACTCTTAGC